CAAACTCATTACTGCCTACAATTGTAATATAATTGATTGGTGCACCTGCTATGTCACCCAGTTATTCAGTAAGGGAGTTCATGTTGCTGTTATTGTTTAAAGAAATCTTTGCTTCTGTTGTGGTACCTGTAGAATAAATGTCCTGTAGTACACCTCTGTTGGTACTGTAAGTAAGACCCTCATGCATACCCACAGTAAAAGAATAAACATTTACATTTCTATCTGCTGTTTTATAGTGTCCACTACGTGATAATGTACTACCAGATATTTCTCTGATATCTGTTTCTACAAATGTTGCGTTATCTATAATTGTTTGTAGACTCATTGTTTATCTCCTATCCTGCTGGTGTTCTACGAGCACCTGCTCTACTTACGTTAAATATGAATTCTGGGTCTCTTGCTACAAGTTGTTGGAAAGAAGGTGCGTCTACTGCCTGTATGTTATATGTAACATTCTGTCCACCGCCAAATCCACCGTTAGGCATAATTGTTCCTGCTCCTGCTGGTACAAATAGTTCTGGTCCTCTTTCTCCTACTACGTAGGGTCTCTGACCCATTACAGGGCCTCCTGAGGCCTTACCAGGTAATCTAATTATATTACCTCCTGTACCAAAACCAAATCCAAATGGCCCTAATATTGTGCTTAGTATAGGCTGTATAACTGCAAGTCTAAATACATCTGCTATAATTTGGTCAATTACTGTTTTAAAGAACTTTTTAAATGAACCACTTGCACTTTCACCTTCTCTGAATGCTTGTACAAGATCCTCACTTAATGTTTTTTGTGCTGAACCCAATGTGTCTAAAAATGAATTCAATCCTTCATTTTGTGCAAATTGTTCATCAAGTGTAGCAAGTAAATCTCTGAATTCTTCAATACCAATTTGTCCTGTTTTAAATAATTCATTTAATCTTTCTACGAATGCATTATATTCTTCTATAGTGCCTTTTGATAAATCTAAATCTTCTCTGAATTGTTGTATTGCTGTTTTAACTGTTTCTATTGCATCAGATGTTTCTTCTGAATTACCAATAATGATTTTAAATGATTCGTCTATATTTTTAGCACCTTCTTTAACAGAATCTCCAGCCGCTTTAATTTCTTGTGCACCTTGTCCAACATCAGCAAAGAATTCTCTTACTGCTTCTACTTTATCAAAATCTACTCCTGCAAATTCTAATCCTTTAGTTATTCCTAACCCTATTGATTCTAAAACATCTCCTATTGCTCCTATAGTATCAAAACGTCCACCAATAGTAATTATAGTTAAAAAGGCGTTTTTCAATGATTCTAAAAGATCTAAAACAAAAGCACCGCCTATAGCAACTGATTGGAAAGAACTAACTAAATTAGTACCTAATTGTTGTGCAAATTCATCTACACGATCTCTGTTATCTCTAAACAGTTCTACAATTTCCAATAAGAATGCTTTGAAAAATGGTGATATTGTGTTACCAACTTCTCTGTTGAATAACGTAAGAGCATCTCCTGCCTGTGATGTAGCACCACTGAATGTTGTGTTTAATGTTTGTGCGGCTCCTTGTATAGTACCACCAAATTCTTTAATTTTTCTTATTGTTTCATCAACACTTACACTTACACCTGCTTCAAATCCAGCCGCCGCTAAAACACCTTTTTCTCTGAATACGTCCGCCGCTCCAGCACCTGCACTAAAGGCTCTTTGCAATGAACTTGCCGCTTGATCAAAAGGAATACCAAAGTTAGCACTGATATCAGCCGCTAAATTAATATTTTCTCGTAATTCACCTAAATCTTTACTAATTGTGGCTAATATTGGTGTGGCACCTGCTAATTCTTCAAACGCAAAAGGTAATTTTTCTGCTTCTTTGGTAATCATTTCCAGTGCAAATGCACCTGCTTCTGCACTACCTGTTAAGTTCTGTAATGTTATTTGAATGTCTTCAAATTGTGCGGCTACACCTAAAGCACTACGCATTTGTGCAAATATGGCTACAAGACTTCCTAAAACACCTACTGCAAGTGCGGCCTGTGCCACCATAAATACAAGTCTTCCTGCAAATTTACCTATACTGGCAATACCTCTTCCTACACTTTTACCTAAATTGCCCATTGTGTGACCTAAATCACCTACCACAGGCCTACTGTTGTCTATTTCAGTAAAGAATTTATTGAATACTTTGTTTGTATCTCCTGTGTTTTTACCTACTTGTAAAATTTGTGCACCACTTTGGTTAATATTTGTACCAAATTTCTTTAAAGCAAGTGTACCTACACCAACTGTAGCGGCAATTGGAGCCAATGATGCTGTGGCTGTTGCACCAAATTGCGTAAATGCTCTGGTACCAGTACCTGCTGTTTTGTTTAAGGTTTTTAAACGATTGTTTGCTCTGTTTATACCACGTATAAAATCTCTATCATTTAATTTAAGTGTTACTTCAATACTTTTAGCCATATTACCTACCTATTCTACGCAATTCTTTATCAATAATATTATCGATTTCGTCTATTGTAGGTTCAGTCATGCCTTTTGGTGCTTGTTTACTCCAACCTTCATCTAACCTACCTGCGTACGGATATCCGCTTTTAATTTGTTTGTTACGCAATTTTGTTTTATTTCTGGCATTACCGCTTCTTACAGGTGTTTCATTTTTATAAAATCTATATGCATCTTTCATTACTGATTTAGGCATTTTTTCTAATTCAGTAAACATGGTTTCGACTTGTCCTGTACTTACGTTAATTTTTAACATTATTTCTTTCTTACTTTATCCAACATTGCTTGTAATTCTTGTTGATCATACATACTATGATCTACTTTTTTATTTTGTTTGTCGTGTTGCATTTTTTCCCAACTTATTGCAACATCAAAAACCATTAAATCAAAAGAATCTGCATCACATAACAATTTACTGGGCAAAGTACTATATCTTTGTGCTAAAGCATCTAACAATAGTATAGTGTTAGTGCTACCTGACTTCTCATCTATGCGATGCGAAGTTACTTTCCCAAATGTTCGCCAATCAATTTCATTGCTTCTGTCATAACATCTATTGGCAATGATAATTCTTCTGTCATCACAGGATTACCTTCTTCGTTACGAATAATATCCTTTAAAATATTGATATATTCGCCCACGTTATCTTCTTTAACGTCTGCTAATTTTGTGAATATATCAAGAGGTTGTCTGTCGTAGACGTAGAAATCTAATTCATCACCGTATTTTTCAACCAGTGTTTCATTAGTAATTGTGATTTTTTGTAATTGTGGTTTCTTTGCTAATTCGCTTAACTTCATATCTTATTCCTTTATATCTCTTTTCTTTAAATTGTGTAATGCACTTAAACAAAATGCAATACGTTTATGTGCTTTGTTGATGTCACCAACAGCACAATTAAGTTCATTCTGAGCCTTCGCTATCTCCGTTTCCATGCTCTTCAGCACTTCCTTCGTCGTGTGCTTGTCCCAAATCTCCATAACTTTTTTCCTTTATATCTGTATTTATCTTGTTTGCTTTTTTTGGTTTACTTGGTAATTCAATACCATGTTTCTTTGCCAAGTCATCAATACTATGTTCTGAACCGTCTGACAAAGTTACTTTTCTGTCTTCTCTACCAGTCCATTCACCATTAACAAACAATCTCATCCATTTATGTTCCATGTTGTCTCCTTAAGAATAACACCCCCAAATAATGAGGGTGTTATAATTTTTACAATTTACGCGATTACCGAATTAGTAATCTCACCATTAATGATCAATTCTGCAGGTGAAATAAACACCGCTTGATCAATGGAACTTGAAGGTGCTAATCCACCTATGAATCCTTTACCTGTTACATAGTTGTCACCAGAAGCAGTTCCTTCAAATGTAATACTGAAGTGTACTTCCTGCTTGTTGATCGATGTACCTAAAAGGCCAACATTTGCAACACTATTAACAGTATTGGATTTATCTCCAAAGAAAGTATCATCATCAACTAACATGTTGAATGAAAGACTGTTCTCATTCACAGTTGTAAATGCACTACTTGATGTTGAATCAAGTGTACTATATCTAACTGTTCCTGGAGTTGCATTTAGTGTAACATCCTGTACTAAAGGAATAACTAAACCGTTAGTTCCTGTAGTTGGATGAACATTTGCTACTGTTCCATTTGTTGTATCTATAACTGTGAGGATTACTTGATCGCCGCTTGTTACGTTAATTACTGCCATTGTTATTCTCCTATATGGTTGTAAAATTATACTCGAAAGTATATGTTATTACATCATCTATTATTTCAGTGTCATATGATTTTGATACTTCTACAGTATTACTGATCACATCACCTGCTAACAACAGATTTGCAACAACGGTATCAATATCACTAAATGATTCTTTGGCATCTGTACTTAGATAAGCATTAATAGTAGTAATTGTACTCTCTACATTGCCACTATCAAGTGTAACATAAAGTGTTTCCTTTTCTATTTGTTGCTCGTCTACGTAAACGGTGTTCATATTATTAACATAAAGTGGATTACCGCCCTGTACGAACGGTAACTCACTGTTGATACTAATATTGTCGTGTGCGGCAAGATTAGTTGTAATTTGTGTAATTAAATCGCTTCTAACACTCATTATCTAACCTGTACTACACTACTGCGGCTTCTTGTACGCCTTGTTCTCTGTAAAGTAACAGATTTTTCGCTGTCTTCCACAGTACCGTCATCATCTGCGTCATACCAGTCTGCAATACTTAATAATTCATTAAAGATATCATTAAATTTTGCGTCATAATATGATATTTTTGCAACTCCTGGATCTTCGTCATTACCAAAGTCTGCTATAAGCGGAAATAGGTACTGAGCAAAGCAATAATAAACACACATGTCTGTAAATTGTTGACGTCTACTTAATGCGTTACCTGGATCAATAAGATTAGGGTTTACATTAGGTCGATTATTTGTGTCAAACGAATTACCAACATAATAGTTGTATTGTTGCCACCAGTTACTTGCTTTAATTTTTAACAGAATACGTTGGGTACTCTTTTTCAACATATCTTCCACAAATTCTGTAGTATCCAAAAAGCCTGACTCAGCAGGAATCTTTAGATTATTTGCTTCAAATATACGTTGATCCTTTTGTACAACATCTGTGTACTCTGCAAAGGATAATACGTTACCGCCACCGTCTGTTATAAATGCCATAGTTAATCCTCTATTAAGATGCGTCTGGTAAGTTGTTACTTCTGTAAAGAGAAGCACCTGCGGCAATTGCCACTGCGGCATTTCTCAATGCATTGTTACCAAGATCGGATAGTGAACTAATTGTAGTTCCACCAACACCAGCGATTTGTTTGTTGATTGACAATTCAAATCCTGGATCAATTAGACCAATGTACATTCCGTCTGCGCCTACTGGAGCATTTACACTTCTTAGGTTAGCAACAGATGTAGCAATCGCTTCAATGTTTGCTTGATCCTGAGTTGGTGCGGATAATGCCGCCGACTTAATTGTTCTACCAAATGTACTTCTAAGAGCAGTAAAGCCGTTTCTGACTGTTGCTCTAAATTCATGCTTATCAGCATTAGGGTTGAACCATACTTT